CTGTGATGGTTCTTTCCGCAATTGTGCCCAATGAATATCCGGTTGGCTGTGTCCACAAGTTGCTCATATGTAGTATTTATTGAAAATTATATGGAGCCGAAGTCATGCACTGCAGTATTGGGAGTAAGGATAGTGCCCATGTCCACAGGATTGATACTGAAATAAAGATCTAACAGATTGGTGATGTTTGCCACTGGAGGAATACTAGCGTCCAAAGTGATAGTGCCCATGTCAAATCCTATGAATGAATTTCTATCATCCACATCTATTCCATACACCAAGGACTGCACATTGTTGGCTTGCACCACATCCACATTCACTATATCAAAGCCAGCACCCAACAGGTTGGCTCCTAGAGTGGGGGTGTTTTCATTGCTTAAAAATGATGCTATCTCCAGTGTGGGAAACGCTCCACCTGGCAGTATCTGAGCCACTGCTGCGCCATTGCCAAACACCTGCAGTGTGTTGCCATTCACCAGTGTGGCCAATGGACCAGTGTTGCCCACTATGCCTAGACTGATCACTCCTGATGCTGCAATGGTGATTTTGTCATTGTTGCTGGTCAGTGTGATGTTGCTGCCTGCTTCTAAATTTCTCAATTGTAATTCAGCGCTAACTTTTTGATAGAATATGCCTTTTACTGTGCTGCTGTCTGCCAGTCTGTTGACCACTGTGGTGCTTTCAGGCAACTGTGCATTCAGTGTGGCAAAATTATTATTGACTTTGATGAACGCTTCGCGTAGATCATCACCTGTGCCGTCATTGGCAATGGTTCCTATGTTTATGGTGCTTATGGGCATGTCAGTATTTATCTTTCTGTGTTTTTAACCAAATCTTCTGATCCGTGTTCTTGGGTAAGCAGCACCTGTGGAAGACCTAATTTTGTGTGTGTTTATTGCGACATTGCCTGACAGTGCTCTTTCCAATCGATAAAACAAATGTCTATTGTTGGAACTGTCTCCCAATGATGTATAATCTCCCGCCGCACCACCTGTGCTGCCTATCTGCCCAGTTTTGCAATGTGCGATCAAATATGCCAGTGCTTCAGATTGTGTCAAAGAAGGTTGATTTTCTGCCAAACAAGCCACACATCCTGTGACCTGAGGACCGCTCATGCTGGTGCCTGATATGGATCCCAATCTAAAACTGGCATTTCTAGGATCGTTCACCAGTGTGATTCCAAATTCTGAGGCTGCTGTGGTGTCATACACTGCTGACACAATGTTGCTGCCAGGTGCCCAGATGTTCACTCTGCTGCCATAGTTGCTTGTTGCATCTTTGTATTCTTGAGTGCTGACTCCTATATTGCCCACACAGATCACATTGTCAGCTGCTGCAGGTGATGACCCTCTGGAATGAAAAAGAGTGCCGCCTACCTCAACTGAATTGTTGTAATCTGCAGCAGCAGCAGTGGCACAATTCCAATAGCTGTTGCCAGCTGAAGATATCACTATCACTCCATCATCAATGGCATCTTGAATGTCTGCATCCAAGGCAGTGACTCTAGCTGGTGTACGGTAAAGATATGTGCTGGCTGGCACTGGTACTCCTCTGGCTTCCAATGTGGTTTTTCTCTGAGGATTTGTGCCTGTCACTGCTGTGGTGACTCCTCTGTAAGTGACTGAAGTGATTGTGCTGATACTGATATTTCCATAGCTGTAACCCCAGCTGTGATTGGTCACTGTGGGATTGCGTCTGCCTGTGATGGGATTGATGGGTTTGTTGAGATGAAATGCTCTGAGATAATCAAAAATGTACAGTGTCCAATCTCCCGCAGGAGCATTGGCTTCAGCATAACTGAATTCCATGTGATAGATATTGGCATCACGAACCCAGCCTTGAGTGTTGCCAGCCACTGTGCCTGCCACATGGGTGCCGTGATTGCTGGAAATGTTGGCATAACTGTATGTGCCTGTAGTGCTGTAGCCCAGTGTGGCACTGTGAGTGAACCAATTATACTGATTCACGCGACTGCCACCAGTGCCGTCTGAGTTCACAGCAAATTCTGGATGATTGGGGTTGATGTGTGCGTCCACTGTCACCACATCCACATTGCGACCTGAGCTGGTGGTGTTCACAGTCTGTGTGGTTTGAGTGAATACACCATTGGTGCCCCAGTTGGCCAATGCTGTGCCTGCAGCAACTCTGTACAATCCCCAATTTTTATCATTGGTGTCTATGGTGCTGGATTTTTCAAAATTTCCTGACTGTGTCCAATGGGGAGTGGGAATGATGCCTAATGCGCTGGGCAAAAGTTCCACAGCCAATACTCTAGGATCATTACGCAATTGAACTGCTTCTTCATCAGTGAGATAATAGTGAGTGTTTCTGCTGATTTCTCTCAGTTGAGCTATGTCCACTCTGCGATTGGGAATGTGTGTATCTCCGCTCACGCTCTCCATGTCATCATAGAAACTGTCTATGTCTGAACGGTTACGCACAGTGACCACATATTCTTTCATGTCTGACATGTTATGCCTCCAATTTTATCAAGGTCAGTGTCACTGTGACAGCAGCAGTGCTGCCGCTCTTGTTGGTCACACTCACAGGGATGGTGGTGGTGGGTGATGTTTCATTGTTGAATCCTATCACTCCAGGTGACATCAGTATGGTCTGTCCACCAGTGGTGATCACTTCTGCAATCACTCCTGATCCTGTGGTGGGATCCACAGTTTCCAGTCTGCTTGAATCTGAGGAACGACTGGCAGTATCTGTGTACACTCTCACCCAGGCTGCCACTGATGTTTGAATTTTTAAAAGAGCATAGCCTTTGAATCCTGTGATGTTTAGATCTCCTGAAGCTAAGTTGGCCAATGAACTGGTAGCGCCTGCGGCAGTGCTTCTTGATTCCAAACCAGATACTCCTGCGGCTGCGATGGTCACTGTGTCTGTGCTGTCGTTGGTGGTGATAGTGATGCCAGAGCCTGCTGTGAGAGTGAGAGTGTCTGCAATATTATCTGCTGCAACGGTATTTTGACCTGTCACTGCTATGCTGGTGAATGAGTTGGGCTGTGATGCTGTGATGGTTATGGTGTCTGTGCTGTCGTTGGTGGTGATGGTCACATTAGATCCAGCTACCAAAGTCAAAGTGTCTGTGCTGGTGTCTGCCACCACAGATGTTTGCCCAGCCACTGCTATGGTGGTGAACACATTCTGTGTCACGTTGGGCGCACTGTTGGTGATGGTGATGGTGTCTGTGCCAGCATCAGCAGACAAGCTGATACCTGTGCTGGCTGTGAAAGTTAATGTGTCGTTGAGTTGATCGGGAACAATATTCACTGCTCCCACAGTCACTGTGCCAAATGCGTTCAATGGCACTGCGCTGTTGATCCAGTTGGAACCATTATATTTTAAAACTTCTCCTGATACAACTGAAGTGATGGTGACATCTGTGAGATCATCCAACACCACTGGTCCACCTCCGCCCACTGCTTGATCTACAAAACTTAAAACTCCTGAACCATTGGTTTTGATCACTTGGTTGTTGGTTCCACCCAATATGCTGATGTTGGCCACGTTGACCAGTATGGGACCTACCACTTTGCCTGTGACACCATTGATCATCTGTGTGGAATCATCTGCAAACACTGAACCTTGAATATCTCCCGTGACATCACCTGTGACATTGCCGCTCAAATTGCCTGTGACTGAGCCAGTGACGTTGCCCACCACTGCACCTGTTAAATTACCTGTGACATTGCCCACCACTGCACCCGTGTGTACACCTGTGGAGTTGCCAGTGACATTGCCCACCACATCACCAGTGTGTACTCCTGTGACATTGCCGGTTAAATTACCTGTGACTGTGCCTGTTAAATTACCAGTGACGTTGCCAGTGTGTACTCCTGTGGAGTTGCCGGTTAAATTGCCAGTGACATTGCCCAATAGGATGCCAGGCAGTTGTAGATTGCCTGTGCTGGTGAATGTGAACAGTTGTGTGCCTCCACTGGTGCTGCTGGTGCGTATTTCTGCATTGACATTGATGGGTGCTTCCAATCTTCTAGCATTGATAAAATTAAATTGCACATTGTCTGTGGTGTTGAGACTTTGATTGTAGTTGCCCACTGTGCTGAAAGATACATTGCCTGCGCCATCTGTGGTCAAAGACTGTCCCACTGTGCCACCTGTGATGGTGAGACCTGACACATTGCCCAAATCAGCTGAGGTGTTCACTGTGATGTTGTTGGTGGTGATGCTACCAAACACAGAAGTGCCTGCAGCAGTGATACTGTTGGCACTGATGCTGTTGATGCCCACTATGCCTGAGCCTGTGAGATCTAAATTATCACCTATGGGTAATTCTTTGATCTTGTTGCTGTCTATGGTGTCTACTATGAGTGGTATTCTATTTGCCATAATATATCTCTAAGTTAGTCTCACAAACACTTGCCCACTGGTGCCTGTTTTAATATAAGGTTGTCCCACTGCCACTCCTGCTGATTCTGCAGCAGTGTCGTTGGCATAAGGCCCTGGTATGGACAGTTTGCCCACATACACTTCATCAAAATTATCATTGATTTTTCCAAACGCTGTGCGCAACGGATCACCATTGCCCTTGTTCGCAGATGTGCCTATGTTCACTGTCTTTTTGGCCATGTTTATCTACCTATCGCAATCTCAATCACACCCACCTGATCTGAATCATAATGCTCCAGCGATTTACCAATCACTGTGCCCGTTTTAATTTCACCTTCAGCTGCACATGCCACACCTGACACTGCACTGGCCACCAACATGTCACCTTTATAAATTTTTCCTATCACCTTGCATGGCACACGACCCTGCAGTGCCACTGCCACTGTGTTGTCATCATTCAATTGATCATTCATCAAAAATCCTGGTGCTGTGGTCACCACTCCTGCTATCTTGTTGGTGTTGGACTCTGTAGTAATAGTGACTTCTTTTGCACCACCAAACTGCAACACAGTGCCTGAATCATATTCCTGGTCTGCCAAATATTTCTCTGCCAAGTCAGCATAGTTGGCTGATGTGGCTGTGCCGTGGAATGTGGTGGCATACATGGTGGCATATTTGTATGAAGCAGTGCCTATGGTGCCTGTGTTGTCCACATCCGGTTGCAAGCTGGGAGTGACTCCACCAGTGAATGTGAATTTTTTAGTGCCAGCAAGAATGATGCTGATATTACCCGCTCCGGCAAATGATCCTCCACCCGTGCCCAGTGCTATGCCTGTGCCACCTGCTTCCACTGTGTCTGTTTCAATAAATCTTGTCTGTATGTGAGGCACTGCTATAGATTTGCCTTCATTGACTGCCGCACTCTGCAGAGCATCTGCTGTGGGTGAATTGCTCACTGTGCTGCCACCAAACTCAAATTTTCTACCTGTGAATACCAGTGTGGTGCCTGCCACTGTGGCGCCCTGTGCTGTGAGGAAATCCACTCCAGGAGAACCTCTGGTGGTGAATATGCTGGTGTTGGTGCCAGTGTTGCTGTCTATCAATTTGAATCCGTCCACTTTCAACTGAGCCACATCCACTATGCCTGTGGCATCTGACTTCACTATGCTGTTAACTTCACCTGAGGTGCTCACATTGGTGATGCCATATACACCTGTGCCAGTCTTGATTAAGGCTTCACCAGGATCTGATGCTGCCAGTATGATGGTGGTAAAATCACCGTCAGCCAATCCCAATCCATAATTGATGATGTCACTGTAGGGCACTATGGTGGGAGCACCTGAACCCACTGTGTTTTTACCAAAAGTTTGATACTGTGTGAGACTGGGTAGATCTGCCAGATCCAATGCTCCTGGAGTCAATGCCACCCAACCGTTGGTCACAGTGAAATCATCTGCATCAAAAGCGGCCAATCCAAGATCTGCCTGACTGATGCCTGAGGCATTCGCTCTGGTGGTGGCAGCTGTCATGGCCAACTTGCTCTGTTGAATGGCTGCGGCTGCGTTCACATCTGCGTTAATAATGCTGCCAGCTACTATTTGTAAATTTAAATCTGTTTGTGCAGTGGTTCTTGTGGCAGTGATGGTGATGTCTGTGCTGCCACTCATCACTCCATTGGCCAATTCATTCATGGGACCATCAATTATTTGTGCTGATACTCCACCACCTGTGCTGATGGAATCCAATGTGCTGAAGCCAGAACCTGACACTGATGCAAAAGTTATACGTCTTGCATTCAATGCGCCCGGCAATACCACTGATTCATAATCCACTATGGTGGCCACTGTGCCTGTGCTGCTGCCTGTGATGGTGTTGCCCACCACAAATATTCCGCCTGTTTCTGGTGTGGTGAATATTCTAAGTCTACCATTGAATACCAATATTTGATTGGCAGCAAAACCTGCTATGTCCACATTTCTTAAATTTTCTACCTGATCACTGGCATACACAATGGCATCCACATAGGCCTTGTTGGTGGCATCCAATGCAGTGCTGGGTGCAGCCAAAGTGTTGATTTGAAATCCACCTGCACTGATGTTGCCTGTGAATGATG